ATACACGGTTGTCCTGCTGATCCGCGCGGTAAGGTAGTGTAGAGGCTGTGTTATCGTGGGAAACAGCACGTAATGCTGAATGCGGGATTGGGGTGACCCCGGTCGCGACTCAGGGAGCAGTGAGTTCGTTAAATAAGAACTGTTTAAAGAACTAAGTGCTGGGCCTTTTAGGCATGTCACGACCGACGGGTTAGGGGGTTCGATTCCCCTTTTAGTTCCTAAATTAAATATTATGAGCAGAACAGTAAAACAAGTATATAGAAAATCAAGAGCGTTTGACAGATCTTGTAGAAATCATGGAAGTTGCCCTTATTGTAAAAATAATAGACTTCATAATTCTAACAAAAAAATAGAACAATCATCTTACAGTCTTAACACGATCAAAGAATGATAATATAAATGTAAAACAACAAATATGAAAGATACAGTAAAAGAAACTGCAAGAGAAAAGATTGAGTCTTGTTTAATACAAGCAACTAGAGAGGCTAATAATCCTAATATGTATTGGAAAGTTGATAAAGATAGACAACTAGAGTTGAATATTCGTGACAGATTCGAAGTTGAAGTATGGAGTTATATATTAAGTTTAATAGAAAAAGATAATAAACTATGAAAATAACAATTGAAAATTACGGTAGAATAATGTCTATTGAAACTAAAAACGAAGACGTCGGTGTAGATGAGTATATTGATTACTTTTATGGTTTGTTAGTATCTGCTACATTTGAACCATCAACAATTATAAATGGATTTAAGGACTTTATAGAAGAAAAAGAATTATGAAAATATGGCACATTTCAGATACTCATGGGTATCACGACTTATTAAAAGTTCCTGAAGGAATTGATTTAGTGATACATTCTGGTGATTGTAGCAATCCACGTGATCCATACAATAATGAACCAGAAGTTAGAGAATTCATTCATTGGTATAAAGAATTACCTATTAAACATAAAATTTATGTAGCAGGTAATCACGATACTAGTATTGAGAAAGGATTAGTAACTAAAAAAGATTTTGAAGACTACAACATTATATATTTAGAAAATGAATACGTAACTATTGAAGATATTAAAATCTTTGGATCACCACACACGCCACAGTTCGGGCAATGGGCGTTCATGAAAGATCGCGTTAAGCTTGAAAGATTCTGGAAGCTTGCTATACACGAGCCATGCGACATAATTGTTGTTCACGGGCCGCCTAAAGGTTGCTTAGACAAGTCTTTTGACCGCAATAACAATATGGAATCTTGTGGCGATAAGTCTTTGTTGAATTTAGTATTGGAAATGCAGCCAAAGTATATGATGTTTGGTCATATTCATAACTGCAAAGATATTATTAATGCAGGAATGTTAAAACTAAGTGCTTATGATACTTGGTTTAGTAATGGATCAGTAGTGACAGATGGTAAGTTTGGAAAATTAACAAGCAATGGTAATATAGTAGAAATATGAAAGAAGAAACTAAATGTTATTGCGGCCATACAACTTATTGTGACTGCGGACCTGAAGAACCTAAACAAGAAACAATTAAAAAAGAAAAAAAATGAGTACAACATTTGGAATACCTCAACGACAAGTAGAATTAAGTAAATTAGTAGATGAGAATGGCGATTTACATGACTATATAGATACTTCATTCTTTGAAAAAGTATTTTTTAGAACAATGCATAATAGTAGGTGGATGAATTCATTAGCTAGTAGATTACCTGATAATACGCTTGTATTCCCATTAGATAATACAGCCCAGGGTATATACACTATTAAAGACTGTAAAGAAATTTTAAAACGACGAGATGAAGCCGATTCACAAGTTTAATAATGGTAGAGGGGCAACACTTTGCCATTTATGTAGAACAATTATTACTGTAGGCAAACCTACTAATGATTTATATTGTGATCGATGCCTTAATGAACGTAACTCAACAGAAAAAGAGTTTAATAAATTAAAAGCTAATCTAAAAAAGCTTACAATAGAAACACGATCAATTAATGATAATAATATAAAATAAAACATATGACAGAATATCAAATGGAACGAATTGCGGAATTAGTATTTCAAAAGATGCTTAAAAAGCAAGAAGAATGGGATAAAAATACTCATTACATTACTACAACAGACCGCGAGGCTGTACTGGCAGAGATAGTTGCGTTGAATTTAGTTAAGGCTGATTATTTAGAAGCAGAGCAATATGAAAAAATGGCTGAAATACAAGAAAAAATAAATAAACTTAAAACCAGTTTAAAATAACAACTAGGACTAGAGTAATATAAAGTGTGACACTAGCCAATTAATATAAAAAATAGTAAGCTAATGTCATACAATCGTAACATAGAATATTTAAACAAGCGAAGAGTGATATATAGACGTGGACCAATTAATGATAAACCAACTGAAACATTTGAATGGGGTTCTTTCTATGAAAGTGGTACTACTGAATGTTATGAACTATTTAGAAGCAAGGCTAAGATACCAACATATAAAGCATTGAAATGGCATTTGTATGTTATATGGTATTTGAATCCTAATGTAGATCAGGATGAGTTTGAAACAATAGTAAGGCATATATGTGATAAACAAAATGGTTTTGTAACATTTAATGTTAGTGAACAATTATTGCAGAGCATGATGTATGATGTTTCTTTGAAAGATCTTGATGAACCTCCTCATAATAAAACTCGTAAGATTATATTTAAGGATAACTGTAAATTAACTTTGAGTGAGAAGTTATCTATAGTAGGAAAAATGATTGGTAAAACTAAGCGTGTTACTGAATCTGATATTTATGATGCGATGCTATACACTCATGATCTGAATCAAAAGATTACAATTAAGAAATTAGCTGATCATTTTGATTGTACACCAAGAACTATACATCGCAATATGGGTAATGAATTAAAAAAAGAAAAAGAATTATTAAACCAAAGTTTATGAAACAATTTATAACATTTTTTATAACTTGGTTTGCAAGTAATTTAGCAATACCTTTCTGGGTTATTGGGCATGTTCATTTAACTATGAATATATATAAAGATATTTATGAAATTATTGTATCGTTTTGGATGAATATAATAGTTGCAATTGGATTTTGGATTGAATGGAAAAATAATATAAAACAAAATAGAAATTAATATGAAAAGTTACAATATACCAAATTACATTAGATACAAAGAAGATATTAAACAAACTAATAAAGATAGTTTAAATAATGATTTTCAATCATACCCAAGGGACCGGCTTATTGCTAAGTTTTTACCTTTGGTAGAGAATATTGCAAAGAAGTTTTCAACTACAACCCAAGCGTGCGGAGTACTAGATATTACGGATCTTATGCAACATGGATCTATAGGGTTAATACTAGCTGTTGATAAAATTGAATGGGATACATTAAATGCTTCTACTGATCAAGAAAAAACTATTAAGTCGTTTCTATCAAAAAGAATTAAAGGCTCAATTAGACGCGCTATTGATATTAATAGAGGCTCAATTAAGATTCCAGAACATAAACTAAATGAAATTAGAAAAGATAATGGCAAAGACCATACGATGGTTGCAATGTTTTTTAATTCCATATTCTTAAGCATCGATGAACAGATTAATGATGACGACGAAGATAACATGCTTTATCAAATTCCGGATCAAACTGAGCCTTATAATATAAACCTTATGAATTTATATTTAAAGAGTCTATTGACTAAACACTTAAATGAACGTGAGTATGAAGTATTAAGATTAAGTTATGGATTAGACTGTGATAAGTATTCGGCAAATGAGATAGCGGATAAATTAGGTATCGAAGGGGCAAGCGCTTATGTAAGAATTTCAGAGATAAAAAAACAAGCAATTAAAAAGTTAATTGACAACGTAGAACCCTCTCAAGTCCTTGATTACCTATAAGTTAAATGTAAATTAAATAAAAAATACGTAATTATATTAATATAGAAACTAAACAATTAAATCAAATTATATGGCAAAAACAGAACAAACATTAAATGAAAAACTAGCGATTATACAGACTGAATTTAAGTCTAAAAAATCTAGGTTTAATTCATTTGGAAAATACAATTTTAGATCGGCAGAAGATATATTGGAAGCAACTAAACCATTTTTATTAAGACTCGGCGTATCAGTTATTGTAACCGAAGAACTTGTAGAATCAAATCAATTATTCCCTATACTAAAGTCTACAGCAACAATTTCCGATGGAGATAGTGCTATACATGCTGTAGCTATAGTTGGGGTTGATCTTGATCAAAAAGGAATGCAAATGCCCCAGAAGTTTGGTTCAGCGTCAAGTTATGGTAAGAAGTATGCATTAGGGAATCTATTCTTAATTGATGATACTCAAGACGCGGATCATGGTAAAGCAGAACCTGTTGCAAAAGCAAAACTTGATGTAAGTGATGCAGCGTTTGACAAAGCATTACAGTTTGTAACTACAGGCGGTAAACTTGATACAATCAAAGCTAAGTATACATTATCTGAAGAGGCAGAATTAATCTTATCTAAACTATAGTATGACTAAAGAAGAAATACTAGAGAAGTTAAAAAACGATGAAGATTATTATGGAACATTCGGCCGCAATTTTCTAAGCAACTCAAACATATCTGCATTGCTTACTAATCCTGCGTTAATGAATGCTCCACAAGATCCTAATCCTAACTTTGTAATTGGCGGTTATTTTCACACCGCCATACTTGAACCTGATAAACTAGATAAATACAAAATTATCAAAGCATCAACTAGGAATACAAATATATACAAAGAAGCATCTGGAGGTGAAATATGTCTGCTACAACACGAAGCTGACCGAATTGAATTAATGAAGGATACAATGCTTGCGAACAATATTTGTAAAGATCTTATAAGAGGATTTAATGTTGAGTATGAAGTTCCAGGTATTGTTGAATTATTCGGAGCAATGTGGAAAGGTAAAGCAGATATTATAAATCATGATGAAGGATTGATTGTAGATCTTAAAACAACTTCTAACATAACAGACTTTGCTTATTCAGCTAAGAAATATAATTATGATAGTCAAGCATACATTTATAAAAAACTGTTTGGATATGATATGATTTTTATGGCTATAGACAAAGGTACACATCAGATAGGAATATTTGATTGTTCAGATAAATTCTTACAAAATGGAGAAGACAAAGTTATGCGAGCTGTAGAAGCTTACGACTTATTTTATAAAACAGAGGATTTCGATCCTAACCAATTTTTAGTAACTCGAACATTATAATATGAAAGCATGCACCTATTGCAAATTAGAATTACCATTAACAGAGTTCTATAATAGAACAGATACGGGTAGATTAAAATCAAGATGTAAAGCTTGCGAATGTTTATCATCAAGAGCAAGGAATTATAAAATAACATTAGATCAAGCCCAATCATTGATGGATAGTACTAATTGCCATTGTTGCAGTAAAGAAATACTTGATAAGAGATCAACATATATTGATCATTGCCATGAAACAAATAACATAAGAGGAATACTATGTATGTCTTGTAATTCTGGTATTGGATTTTTAGGTGATAATCTTGAAGGAGTATTAAAAGCAGTGAACTATTTAACTAATAATAATCAATTAAAACTATAAAAAAATGGCTACAATATTGAAAGCATCCATAAATTTAAATCAAATTCCTAAGCACAAAATTATTGATGGTGCTAAAGGAAAGTACTTACCAATTACAATTACAATTAATGACGAAGTTGATCAATTTGGAAATCAAGGTCCAATTTTAGTAGAACAATCAAAAGAAGAACGTGACGCGAAAGCAGCAAAAGTTTATCTTGGAAATGTAAAAGTAGTATGGACGAATGGAGACAACGTTGCAGTTGCTCCAAGAACTGATGGTGGACAATCACAACCTGCACAACGAGCTCCTGCTCCTGATTTCGATCTCCCTTTTTAACTTTAAGTGATTACAAACATGGAAATAGAATGTATAGGGTGTAAAAATACACTAAGTTTATCTAATTTTTATAAGCATACATCCGGTGAGCACGGCGTGTTACACAGATGCAAAGTGTGTGTAAAAATACAACGATCTAAAAATTACGAAGAACGTATAGGTGATCCACGCTTTGTAAAAGCTGAACAGCAAAGAGGTAGAGAAAAATATGCTAGATTAAACTATAAGGATGCTAATAGAAAAAAAATGCAAGATCCGGCTAGGAAATTAAAGCATAGAATAAGAACAGCCGCATATTCTTTATTAAACAAAAGAGTAAATTCTAGTACGTTATTAGGTTGTTCTCATACTGAATTTTTTAAATATATAGAATCAAAATTTGTTAATGGAATGAGTTGGGATAACATGAGTGAATGGCATTTGGATCATATAGTTCCTTTAAGTTGGTGTAAAACTAATGAAGAGTTATTTATATATTCACATTATTCAAATATCCAACCTTTATTCGCAATAGACAATTTGAGAAAAAGCGATAACTATATAGGATAGTTCTAAAATATAATTGTACTTATAATGCTTGCCGTAAGATCAGCATATAAGTCTTTTTTTTAAAGCAGGACGAACTCTAGACAGCGAAAGTAGGATCTAGTCTGGACAGCTTTTTGTAGTTAGTTAAACCCCATTAATTGGGGTTTTTCTATCTAGAATAAGTAGTTCTTACAATCTAAACACGATTGTAATTTGATAATATATATGTAACAATTAAATTAAATAAATGCAAACAACAGAGATAAATGGTTTTTTGATTGACCAATTCAATCAACATAAGCTTGAAGAAGGAAAGTCTCAAGGCATTTGTCCAATATGCTCGCCAGACAGAAAACCTAAGAATGAGAAAGCAAAGTGTGCTTCTTATGACTGGGAACGTGGTATAGGAACTTGTCACAACTGTAGTAAGACTTTTCAATTACATACCTATCAACGTAAAGGAGCAAGCGAAAAAGTTTATGTTAGACCAACATCGCTTTTACTTCCGGCTACTTCAAAAGTTGTTGAATGGTTTAATAGTAGAGGAATATCAGAGCAAACATTAACAGAGTTACAAGTTACAGAGGGGCCTGAATTTATGCCTCAAACTGGTAAGACTGAAAATGCTATACATTTCAATTATTTCATTGGCGATCAACTTATCAATGTAAAATACAGAGATGGACACAAGCATTTTAAATTATTCAAGGGAGCTGAAAAAGTATTCTATAATATTAACAGCATTGTAGGATTTGAATATTGTGTAATTGTTGAAGGCGAAATGGACGTGTTAGCATTACATGAAGCAGGAATCACTAATGCAATATCTGTTCCAAACGGCGCAACATTAGGCACAAACAATCTTGAGTACTTAGATAATTGTATTGATTATTTTGAAGACAAAACAAAGATTATTATTGCAGTTGATTCAGACGCGGCTGGTCAAGCTTTGCAGACTGAATTAGTAAGAAGACTAGGATCAGAAACTTGTTATATTGCAACGTTTGATGATTGTAAAGATGCAAACGAATACTTAATTAAATACGGCAAAGAAGCATTATCACAAAGAATATCAAGATCAAAGCCTGTACCGCTTGAAAACGTTACCACATTCAGAGACATTGAAGATGAAGTCACGGACTTTGTGCGAAATGGTTTTAAACCAGGTTTCCAAGTTGGGTTGGATAATTTTGATAGTATTTTTTCAACTTATACTGGCCAGTTTATTACTGTTACTGGTATACCCAGCAGTGGTAAATCTGATTTTGTAGATCAAATGGTTGTTGGTTATAATGAGAAGTATGGTTGGAAAACTGCTTATGCTTCTCCAGAGAATCATCCAACATATTTGCATGCTCATAAGTTAATGCGTAAAACATGGCAAGGCATGCCGGGAGTTGAAGATATTAAAACTGAAAAGTGGAATCAAGTAGCGGATCATGTTAATGATAATTATTTCTTTATTGACATGGAACGTTATACATTAGAATCTGTATTACGTAAAGGAGCTGAGCTAGTTAAACGTAAAGGAATTAAATGCTTAGTCATTGATCCATTTAACAAAGTAAGATCTGCAGATGCCTCTGGCGATGTCAATGTTTATACATTAGAGTACTTAAGCCAGATAGAAATCTTTGCTAAGAAGTATGACGTACTAGTTATGATTGTAGCTCACCCTACTAAAATGTACAAAGATTCAAAAGGTAATATTGAAGAGCCTACAATGTACAATATTAAAGGCGGCGGCGAATGGTACGATGCATCTTATCATGGTTTATTAGTTCACAGAAACTATGAAGACAAAACTGTTAAAGTAAAGATTCTTAAATGTAAGTTTCAAAACCTAGGTGAGAATGGTGCTGAATGTCATTTTAAATGGGAACCAGCTTCAGGTTGCTTCTTGCCTCATGTTCCAGCTGTAAGTGCAGATTCTAAATTACCATGGGAATAAATTAAAAACAAATAATATGACACCAAAAGAAAAAGCAAGAGAGTTAGTATTAAAATTTTATGATTATACAATTCAAGAAAGTTGGCAAAGCAAAAATTATTTTGCAATTGAATGTGCATTAATAGCAGTTGATGAGATAATAGGTCAATGGGAAATTATCGATGTTTATTTAGCCGATGGGAATGGGGAATTAAATCAGAATCTAAAGTATTGGTATACTGTTAAAAAAGAAATTGACTTATTATAAATGGGCAGCGGATCTAAAAAGAAAGGAGCCATAGATATGGGCAGCTATTCTTGTAAGCTTAGCGAATGTGACGCCAGAGATTGGGGTATAAGAAATGGAATATATATTGCTCCATTTGCTAAAAGTCCTACTGAATGGTATGTAATGATAAACATCAATGGTAGAAACAGAACCAGTCCTGAAGCTTATGGCAAAGTGGAGATATGGAAGCAGATATATAAATACTATTGTTATTACTACAATAAGTACACCAAGAATGAAATAAAAGAAGAAAAGAAAGTTGTTGAAAAACAAACTAAAAAAGAAAATGTAACTAACGATAACTTAACATTATTTTGATATGCAAAAGAAAAATTATGAAGAACAATACAGACAAATCCTATTGGATTGTTTGGGCAGCCATACTGTTAGAGATGATAGAACTGGCGTCGGATCTCGCTCTATTTTTAATGCCTTACTAAGTATAAATGTTTCAAAGTATTTTCCTATTATAACTGGCAGAAAAATGTCACAAAAGATATTTGATACGGAGTTTGAATGGTTTATGACTGGACAAACAAATATTAAAATGTTTAAAGATGCTGGTGTAAAAATATGGGATGCTTGGGCAGATGAGAATGGAGATCTTGGCCCCGTTTATGGGCATCAAATGCGCAATTTTAACGATCAAAATATAGATCAGATGCAAATGCTTATTAAAAATTTAATTGACGATCCAGACAGTCGTAGACACATCATAAGTTTATGGAATCCTGCTCAATTAGATCAAATGCGATTGCCTCCATGTTATTTATATTTCCAATTCTTTGTGAATAACGGCAAACTTAATATGTTTGTTGTACAAAGATCGGGGGATTTATTTTTAGGCATACCTTATGATATTGCTTTGTTTACTAAGATACTTTTGTATGTTTCTGAAAAAGTAAACTTAAAAGCTAATTTATTGGAAGTTCAGATTGTAGATGCACATATTTATGACAATCAACATGATGCTATACGCAAATATTTTGAACAAGAAACTTTTGACCTTCCAGAGTACATTTACGAAAACGGAGCATTAACACTGCTTAATTATAAACACGGCCCTATTATTTCAGCAAAAGTGGCTATTTAATCTAATATATGTATTTTCTCTATCACATTTTTGGTAAAAAGATCGGCGTTACACGTAATCTTAATAAAAGGGTTACGCGTGAGCAAGGCTATAAAGAACATGAATATGAAGTTTTAGAGACTAGTGATGATATAAATTATATATCAGATCGAGAACTAGAACTTCAATCTATCTACGGTTATAAAATAGATAGGCAATCTTATAAGAATTTAACTCAAAAACAATTAAATAAAATGGTATTAAACGTAACAGAACAAACAACAACTTTTCCATGTCCAGTTAATAAACTTAAGGGCAATCTAATGGACAACAAAGGAATTAAAATAGAAACTGGTTTTGGCAAATATGTTTTAACAGATGATTTGGCAGAATGGATAACTAAAAATGCTAGTACTTCTATGTTTAACCCGGCTAGATCTTACGTATATAATAAAGCATTAGATGAATTTGCACAATCATTAGGCAAAAAATCAATGGCTATAGAGCATAAGCCTCAACCCGAAAAAGATAATAGTTATTTTGATCCTGGCAATGTTTATGATCTTATTAGATTGTGGGCTGAAACTAGAGGTATATATAAAAATGGCGATACTAAAACGCAATATATAAAACTATTAGAAGAATCTGGCGAACTAGCAAGAGCAATCTTAAAAAATGACAAACCAGAATTCATTGATGCTATTGGCGATATGGTTGTTGTATTAACTAATCTAGCTGCGTTAGAAGGATTAAAAATTGAAGACTGTGTTACATCAGCTTATTCAGTAATTTCAAGCCGTAAGGGCAAAATGGTTAACGGTACATTTGTAAAAGAAAATTCTCCAACAATTACGCCAACAAATTATAATACAAATCCATCCGAATATAAATTAATGAAAACACTATAATATGAAACAAGAAATTGAATTTAGAGATCCTGTTGTACAATCTGTAGTAAACAAATTTGTAGATAGATCTGATGTTGGATTTAAAAAGTATGGTAAAACATTACGTGATGATCCATCTGATGTGTTTGTATGGCTAAACCATTTACAAGAAGAGTTAATGGATGCTACATTGTATCTTCAACGTTTAAAAGAAGAAATATCTACGTTACGTGAAGAAAAAGCATTGCTAAAAGAATTAAATGACATTGATGTTATAGACGCTTTTGAACTTCTTAGTGATAAAAAAAAACAATGGAAAGATTCAAAGAAGCTCAAGAAGCCTGGAACTGGCCGGGGTGATCATTATTCATTTACTATAGATGAACCCGATCATAAAGATTGGAAAGACGTATTAGATGAAAGTCCGTTATTAAATTTTGCAGAATTCTTTCGGCCATATTGCGCAACAACAACTATGCCAGATGCGCAAAATAAGTAGAAAAAAAGGACCAGTTGTAGCTAAAAAAGCGACGTATAATGGCGTCACTTTTGCATCTGGATTAGAAAAGTATATGTACAAAGCATTAAAAGATGCTAATATAGACTTTGAGTATGAAGGTAGAACATTTGAACTTATACCTTCATTTACTTTTGAAAACGCTTCAATAGAAAAACAATCAAATGGTAAAGGTGATTTTATAAATAGAGGCAACAAAAAAGTTTTAAATCTAAAGTATACACCAGATTTTATTGGTAAAGATTTTATAATAGAAACTAAAGGGCGTGCAAATGAATCATTTCCATTACGTTGGAAACTATTTAAAAAGTGGATGATGGATAACAATGATACAAGAACATTGTATAAACCCCAAAAACAATCAGAGTGCGATATTACAATTGAATTAATTTTAAAAACCAAAAACAAATGACAAAAAAGAAACAAGTACTAGTTCCAGAACCGGAAAATCAAAAAGACGACAGATATTGGAGTATAACAATTGGATTTTATCCAGGTATACTGTTAGGATTTAGAACATATGTTGAGAAAGACTTTTCAACGCATGTATTTTATTTACCATTCATGGATTTTGCATTAGAAATAGATAATTAGTATGGAAGAATTAGTAAATCAACTTACCATAGAAAAAGCGATGAACGGTTATCAAGTACGTTTAAAAGATCATACACCACCAGGGACCGCGAGACCGGTTCCTTATGTGTTTGAAACAATGGATAACCTATTAGAATTTATAAAAACCAAATTAAAAGAACCAAATGAGTTTAACTTTAGATAAACAAATCTTATCCGATATAACCGTATATACAAAATATGCGAAGTATATACCAAGTAAAGAAAGAAGAGAAACCTGGAATGAATTAGTAACACGTAATATGGAAATGCACGTGGCTAAATTTCCAACAATGAAAGAATCAATAGAATCCATTTATGAAAATTTTGTATTCACTAAAAAGGTTTTACCTTCAATGCGAAGCTTACAGTTTGGTGGTAAAGCTATTGAGCTTAATAATGCTCGCATTTATAACTGTGCTTTCCTACCTATTGATAGTATTCATAGTTTTTCTGAGACTATGTTTCTATTGCTTGGAGGTACTGGCGTTGGTTATTCGGTCCAACAACATCAAATTGAGAAGTTGCCTGAAATTAGAAAACCTAATTATGATCGCAAGAAAAAGTATGTAGTTCAAGATTCTATTATTGGTTGGGCAGATGCAATTAAAACTTTGTTTAAATCTTATACAGGAGCAATGACTTCTCATATCGAGTTTGATCTTTCTGATATAAGACAGAAGGGAGCATTGCTTGTAACGGCCGGCGGTAAAGCTCCAGGACCAGAACCATTAAGAATTGCATTAGTAAAGATTGAAGCTATCTTAAGAACGAAAGAAGATAGATCTAAACTTACAGATATTGAGTGCCATGATATTCAGTGTCATATTGCCGATGCTGTTTTAGCTGGTGGTATTCGTAGAGCAGCGATGATCTCGTTGTTTGACTTAGATAGTAATGCAATGTTAAATTGTAAAGCTGGTAATTGGTGGGAAGACAATCCACAAAGAGGTAGATCAAATAATTCAGTAGTACTTTTAAGACATAAAATTGATAAGAAAACATTTGACAAAGTTTGGGAAAGGATTGAAGCTTCTGGATCGGGCGAGCCAGGCATTTACCTTACTAATGATAAAGATTGGGGTACTAATCCTTGCTGTGAGATTGCTTTACGTCCTTATCAGTTCTGTAACTTAACGGAAATTAATATGTCTAATATTGAAAACCAAGAAGATTTTAATGCAAGATCATCAGCAGCATCATTCTTAGGCACATTACAGGCATCGTATTCAGACTTCCATTACTTACGTGATATATGGAGAAAACACACAGAAAAAGACGCATTACTTGGTGTATCAATGACGGGTATTGCATCAGAATCAAACTTAAAATTAAATTATGAAGAAGCAGCACAAACTGTTAAGGAAACAAATAATATTATTGCAGCGGCTCTTAATATCAACAAAGCAGCCAGAACCACCGCAGTTAAGCCGGCAGGAACTACTAGCCTTGTCCTTGGCACTTCTAGCGGTATTCATGCTTGGCACAATGACTATTATATTCGCCGCATGCGCTTAGGTAAGAATGAAGCAATCTATTCTTATCTTGCAATAAATCATCCAGAATTGCTTGAAGATGAATATTTTAATCCAACATTGCAATCAGTCATATCTGTTCCACAGAAGGCTCCTAATGGCGCCATAACGCGATATGAATCTACATTAGATTTGTTAGAACGTGTTAAATTAATTTCTAAGGATTGGGTTAAACAAGGGCATACTAAAGGTAACAATACCCACAATGTTTCTTGTACGGTTTCAGTGAGAGACGATGAATGGAAAATCATTGGTGAGTGGATGTGGGCAAATAAAGATTACTATAATGGATTGTCCGTATTGCCATATCACGGTGGAACATATAAGCAAACGCCATTTGAAGATTGCACTAAAGAAGTATACGAAGAAATGATGTTAAAACTTAAAGATATTGATTTGTCTAAAGTTATAGAGATCCAAGATAATACTAATTTTAGCGAGTCAGTTGCGTGCGGGCCATCTGGTTGTGAAATAACTTAATAAATAAATATGAAAGAACAATCTTTAGTTGAAATGAAAAACAAAGTAGATGCTCTTATTAGAGTTCTACAACAAGTGATGGAAGAACAAAAACATTTAACTGTTCTTGCAGCCGGAACTTTAGAAACTGTAAAGCTTATGCCTGGATATGACGATGCTATTAAAGCAATGACCGATAGAGCTAAAGAAGAAATACAGAAATCTGAAGAACCCAAATTAGAAATTTAATTAAATAAAAAAAAGGGGCACTAATTAAAGTGTCCCTTTTTTATTTATGGATTGCTAGGTATGGTGCCTATTCTTATTAACCCATTTTTCTTTTTCTTTTTTTAATCTTTTCTTCTCTACGCTTTAAAGCAGCTTCTCTTTTTATTCTAACACGTTCCCTAATTGGTAAAGCTCTAATAGAATCTTTTGTACGTTGTCTTGTTTCGGCAGATTTTATTTTGCCTTCTTCTTTACGTATTTCTTTTGCTTTTGCTCTAATCTCTATATCACCTTTTGATTCTTCTATACCAACCGAGTAAGGGGTAAATCCAACTCCAACTGCTACTCTTTGCCACGCTTGATTCTCAGAGTTCATTGCTTGTGAAACATTTTCAATTTTATTTACAAGCCTATCCATTGGTAAGTTAGTTGTTGCTTCAACAAGTTTTCCACTTACACCATACATGGGCCCTAGATTAACTCTGCCGTTTTGCATAACACTCCAGCCTCTTGCTTCTATTAAATCTTTTTCAAATTTAGTTTGTTGAAGTCCTGTATATAGCTTTCTAAGTTTAGATCCAATTGGTGGAGATATATTAGCGCCTTCTAATACTACTTTAGCATAGTCTGCTTTAAAGTTTTTATCTTTTTCATCTAAATACTTTTTAGTCATGTTTTTTAACACTGAAACAATTCCACCAGCAAACCCTGTTCCTCTAAGTACTGTATCCAATACACCGTCGGCAACATCTATTAATCTATCTTCTGTTGTTTTCTTTTTTGCTTTAGCTTTATCTTTATCAACTTCTTCATCGTCTTCATCAAACGCTATAGCAAATAATCCTTGTTGTAACACAGCAAATAAAGTATTCTGTACCGCTAGATAATATGTTATTTTAGCAATATGTGTTTTTGCATCCCCTCTTCCAGCTTTAAGATCCATATAAGATTTCTTAACAATTCTAGACTGTTGCATTGCGGTGTTTTGGAATGTTAATAACAATCTACCAGCAGGACTCGCTTGTTGTTTTGATATATCTCTAGGATCACCTGATTGTTGTGTTTCATCAGATACTTTTGTAAAGTCACTCCAAGCCGCGTCTTCTGCTTCTTGCTCTGTTAAACCTTCTTTCAAATAAGATTTTACTCTATTTCTATAGAACGGCGCACCTCCAGAAGCAATAGCAAAACTATCTGCTAATTGTGTTGGTGTGTACCCAATTTTTAATAAGTAAGCTATAACAGCGGCTGGTTTATTTTTACTGCCTGCGGCAGCATTTGCGATCTCAGCAGCGGCAACATCTTCTTTTAATCCGCCGCGTCTTTCTTTCATTTTATCTGAATTCCAAATACGTGAGAAATCTTTCCAATATTGTGGTTGATTAAGGAATGCTTTACCAGCTGCAACAGGATTGTTATCTCTTAAGTTTAAGAAATTGACTGCTCCAATTAATTGTAAGGCAGCGGATCTGGTGTTCAAAAACATGATAGCTCCAGTAGAACCATTCACCCAATTACTCCAAGCGCTTGTTTCTTTATCCTTACCTTGACCTCTGTTTTTACCAGTTGTCATTCTGTACAATACGTCTTCGATAGCTTCTCTAACATTCGAACCATATACAGCTTCTACTTTGTTAATGTTAGGGCCAACCAATTTACCTTGAGACCATGTTCCAAACATTTGTTCAGCATTGTCAATAAACTCAGCAAGAAATTTCTTACGCCCTTCACCTTCTGTTAAACCATGTAGATCCGCAATAATAGTATTTGCGTCCCAGTATTCAGTAGGATTAATCCATCCTTTACCTTGTCTGCCAGTAACTATTAAGCCTTGTTTGAACGCAGCTAGCTCAGGATCATTGTTTACCAAATCTGTTAATTTTCTTGAATCCCTTTCGGATATACCAGGTATTTCAACGCCTTCTTCGTTCCACATTGCAACACGTATTGCTTGATCATAAGTATAATCTCCATCTGGAGTTAATGTTTCCATTTTCTTACGTATATCTGGGAATGAATCTAACAATGCTTTATAGTCTTTCTTAATAGATTGCCTTGCAGCGTCCATCAAATCATTACCATTTGCATATGGTTTAAGTAAAGCTTCGTTAAAGAACCTTTGTTGTTCTTCTCCTCTTTCGCCTTTACCTAAGAAGTTATACAATAATAATTCAAAATCAGCGGCGGATGGTGGAACATAAAAATCAAACTTGTTTTTAGACTTACCTCTTCTTCTAGCGACAATATCTGAGAACACTTTGTAATGTTCCATACCTTTATTCTCTTCAATAATCTTATTGAATTCTGGAGATATAGTTTTACTAAATTTAATTCTTGCTTGTTGTATTTTAGATTTTACATCAAGAACAGCTAAAGCATTTTTAACAGCTTCAACATTTTGTATTGCATCGTCAGAAAAGTAAAAATCATTATATCCTTCTGCTGCTTTTGCTGTCATCCAATCCGCTTTTGATTGCGCTAAGCTGCTTCCTAGACCAGTTATATTTTCTAATGGTATATCAATACCAATAGAAGATAAAAACTCATGAATTGGACCCGCAGCATTAGCAGGACGAGCCGTAAGTATAAAGAAGTTTTCAGGACCAAACTTGCCAATCATCTTCTTCATCTTTTCAACCATTGGACCTGGTTTACCATCAACAACTTTACTGAATTCAGAGAAATCAAATACTGCTCCGGCATCTAGCATATTACCGCCTTCTTTAGCAAACTCTTCTGCATTCAATTTACCTTTAGCGCCATTAGGCATTGTGTATAGCACGCTCCCTGAAGTTAAACCAACGGTGTCATCAAAATCAAAAACTGAAATGCCTTTAGTGGTTTTAGAAGGCTTTAATGATGCACCTACAGCTTTTTCATTATTTATATTTTGAATATTTTCATTAGAAATAACATTTGATTTAGCTAATTTTACTAGAGCATTAAACTTGGTTTTTGAGCCATATTCCGCCTCTAAATTTAATATTGTATGCCCTTTATCTATTAATACTTGCATATATAACACTACTCTTGGATCGTGCATTCTATTTTCACCCTCTTTGTACGCCGGTAAAAAATCATTTAATTCTTTTGGCACTAAATTTACCTTTGAATTTTCAATAAATTTTCTTAATTGCTTTTCGGTAATTTTTTTATTAAAATAGTCGATCACCTTCTCCATTATATCGTAATTTGGAGCGTTATGTTCTAAGTATGGCTTTTGGCTTGCCTTCATGCCTAAAACCCCTAAGCCTGCTTTTGAGACTTTACGAGCTAGTCCTCTTTGATCATATTTCAATACAGCAAAATACGAACGTAAATCTTCTTCTGTTTTTTTTCTTTTTCTAAATGAATCCGCAATACCAATAAGTCTATTTGCGGCTTCAATAGCTTCAGAATTTATGGTTTCAATTTCTCTCTGCCAATTCTTTTTTATTACTTCTGTATCTTTCCATAATGGAACTTTATCTTCGCCTAAATATATAGAGTAACCTCTAGGCCCAATTTTTACAGTATAAGAATCTTTAGTTAAAAAACCGCCAAATTTAGAATTAACTTCTATTATTGGTAAAATAATTTTTTGAAACAAACCTAAATTAGTGGTTAATGGATCGTTTTTACCAAATATAGTATAGGCTAATGTCCTTATTGATCTTCCGTCACTTGCAATCCAATCATTAATAATTTTTATTTCTGATTCTAAATCTACAGCATTAAATAAATCTTCACCTAATTTATCTTCAGATAATCTTATACCATCTATTATAGTTTTAGAAGCTTTAATATTACCTCTTTCCGATTGTTTAGCTATTTCAGTAGCCATATTACCTAAATCCGCAGCGCCTAACCTTTCTTGATTAGTTCGTACAGTGTCATGAATAGGCCCTTCATTTTGCAAATCATTATTGATAATATCAAACGCTCCTTCTTCAGCCATTGCTTTTGATAAAGATTCTTTTCTACCACGAATAGGATTACCATCAGGACCAATTATTTGAGCTAAAAATACTTCGTCTGATATATTATTAGCGACATTAGGTAATCTTCTAACTAATTCAGCCCCTGAAGTTCTACCCGCTTGGTCAGTAGTTGTTTTTTCTCTATCAATTTTTTGTCCAACCCAATCCGGAAAGCTAACCCACCTACCATTAATTTGCTTTTGAATAGCCATAGGAATTCCCCCTTGCCCATCTTTACCCATTAACCAAGTAGTGGTCATATTCTCAAGGACATACCGTTTGGTTCTTAGTAATTCTTTTACTAATACGCCATCTTTTTTACCTCCTAGCATTGTTTTTACATCAATGTCAAGTTGTTTACCCACCTCATCCCTTATTTCAGCAATTAAAGGCGTAACAGTTCTGTTTAATGTAATTGGCGCATCTATCCTAGTCTTTAATGTTCTAGCAATAGTTATAATCTTTTTTACGGCAGTTTCTAGCACTTCTGATGGAAAAACTTTTGCTTCCAATGCATTCTTATACTTTGGCTTTTCTTTAACCGTTTCAGCAAATCCCTGATCAGCCGTTTCATCTGCCATTAAACCTTTTTCTTCAGCAGCGTCTTTCTTAATGCCTCCTTTAGTAGCTCCTTCAATCCCCAGTTCATATGCTAAAGCATTAGCCCTAAGGTTTAAACGAGAACTAATAAATCTATCTAATGTTTGTTTAGATGGATCAAATTCATTATTAATTAACAATGCAGCACTTTGAATTAAGGCGTCTTTATATTCATCCCTAGCTACGCTACGTTTAGCATCGGCAGCAATAGGATCGTATAGTCTTCTTGTTATAGTTTCAACAGTACCTCCTAATTCTTTACCTATTACAGATTTTGAAAAGTCATTGGTGACGCCTCCAGACGGAGTCTTTCTTAATCCTTCAGAAGCTAATTTTTTAGGATTTCCTTCATACTTAGTATCTAATAAATTTTGTAAATTACCTTTACTTTTAAGTTCTTTGTCTGTAACTTCTTTTTTTGCAGGTTCTTTTTTAACTACCTCAGTCGTACCTACCGCTTCTTTTGCAATCGCTCTTTTTAGTTCTCCTTCTACTCTTTTAACCTCTTGATCATATTCATTTGGATCATAATCGCCTTCGTTTTCTTCAAGATCATTAAACTCTGTTTTAAGTTGAGCAATTGTTTTAGATGTTTTATATTTGCTTGTAATACCTTTACCAGCTGCTAATAACTCTTTTTGTCTTTTTGTTACTATTCCTTTTTTAGAAGTTTTATGATAATCTTTTATAAAATTGTAAATATCATTTCCGCTTTCAAAATCAAGTTTCTCAAACCCTAAAGCTTTATATATTGGGCGAAGAACCCTTTTCCACATGCTATTAAATGTTCCATCAGAAAATGTTATTTCACCCATTTCTAATGCTTCAAAAAATTGCGTTAAATATTCGTCAGGACTATCCTTAAGGTACTCCTCTGAATAACCTCTATCTGTAAGTCTTTGTTCTACAACTTTATTTTCTTTAGAGCTTAATGTACTTTTAAATTTTTTTAATAAATCCTGCCCATTTGCTGGGTCATTGAATTGCGACTTTAATATTTTATGCAATAATTCGTGTCTTCCTGCGGAAGCCCCTTCATCAACATTTTTAGCCACCGCTTTATTTATTATAATTTGGCCATTTGGTAATTCAGCAGCTACATCACCTGCAAAATTTATTTTTTTTCTTTCCCCATTAATGTCTAATAGCACATTGCCTTCTTTATCCTTCTCATATAAGTTAGATTCCAAGCCATTATCTATATACCATTTTTCTATTTGAGATTGCATATCGCTTGTGCTTTCTATAACATGGTATTGTCGGCCCTCCCCTATAGCATTTTCACCATAATTTTTTTCTTCAGCATTTCTAGTTAAAGTTTCTAATGTTTCAAGTTCTTTGTTTAAACGATTAGAATAATATTGCTCCCTTGATGTTCTAATTAATTGACCTTGTATTGCTTTTATCCTTTCAAGTTCTGGAGCAACTAAATCTTTATCCTTACCTTCTATATTTTTTTCAATGTTTGCTTTTTCTAATATTAAATTCAAAGACTTTTCTTTTGCCGCAGCTGAAAAATCAGATGGTATTTTAGCCCCTGAACTTCTTATTGTTCCAAGTGTTTCTAATTCTGTTTGTTTTTGATCTTGTGTAATATCGCCAACTTTAAATCTTTCGTCTATGTTCTTTATTGCAGCTTTAAAAAAGTTATCCACTTGCGCTAGATTTCCCATGTTTTTATTAGACAAATCAAATGTAGTCGCAACTGTAGTAGCCGCAGCCCTTAATTCAACTCCTGTTTGAGTAGCAATAGTTCCTGCAAACGGAAATACAAAACCTACAATTCCGCCGGCTTTACCAGCTTCATTTATTTCAGCGGGGTTTATATATTTAGCAGCATCGTTGTGTAACTGAGTCCCTTTACTCGCTTGATCAAATCCTTGCTGAACACTTTCAGTTAAGTATTCTCCAAAAGCAGACTTGGACATATTAGTTCCTTTCTGAATAACTGATTTACCAAAGTTTTTAACTTCACCACGGAATAAAGACCCTAGTACCGTTTTAGCATCATTGCCAAACCCAAGGGCTCTTCCTGTATTCTTAAGCATATTTAATTCAGATGCATATTCTAATCCAGCAGACAATGCAGACCATGCTGCGGCTTCTGCTCTATTAGCATATTCACCTTTACCAATAGCTTCTGCAATTTCTTTTTTAGTTGGCTCTCTACCGATGTCTTTTTTTAAACCTGTTTCTATTGTATCATAGTATTGGGAACCGTATGTTTGAGTAAACATACTAGCCGCACTCAAACCAATAAGTAATGGGTTACCTGTTATAGACCCAGCAGCAGTTAATGCAAGGTTAGGGGTTTGCTCTCCTACTAGTTGAAAAACGTCGTTTAATTGTACCCCGTCTTTTAGATCAGCTTCGTTAAATAATCCTAAATATTCTTTTGTATCAGCTATCTTATTTACTTTAGCTTCTATTTCAGTATTTATTTTATTAACACCTTCTTTTATTCTTTTCTTTGCTTCACCAAACGTTTTTGGTACATCTGTTCCAAATAATGATTCTGTTTGTCCAATGCCTTCAGCGCCGGCCATAACGTCATTCCAAGTTTCTGGCAAATTAAATTTTTCATTATCGGGTTTATCCTTATATTTATTATAAAAGTCATTAAGAGTATTTACTTCTCCATGCTTTGTTGATATTCCGGTTTGTAAGGCTGACACTCCTAAATTTATAACTCCTTTTTGAGCCCCTTCTTGCAACCTACTTACCCCTTGAATAGTTTTACCAACGACTCCAGTCACTCCACCTTGTTTTTCTAAAACTTTACCAAATTTTTCTTGTATATCAAAAATAGCTAAAGAACCTTCTTTGCCTCTTTCATATTCTTTCGTTAATGTGGTTTTTACTTGGTCTTCAATAGAAGCAAATGTTTGGTTTAAATGTTGAAATCCAGAAGAATTAACTAAGAAATCTGTTGTAGTTTTAGCAGCATAATCTTGTAATTCTTTTGTAGCTTTATTTACAGACTCAGCGGTATCTAACTTATATTTCTTTTTTATTTCAGCAATTTTACTATTTATTAAAGGAGCAGCCTTTGCTTTAGCATATTTTTGTTCAAACTCAAAAGAACTATCCTCGGACGCTAATTTTTTAACATTCAGGGAAATAGCATTGTCAAGTTGAGCTTTTGTTTTAAATTTACTAGGATCAATATCCTGCATTACATAATCCATTGCTTCTTGTTTAGTGGCAATATCATATTGATTAGTAATTTGATTGTATTTTTTTTCTGTATAACTAGTTTTAGGAACCAATTTAGACACAAATAGTGCTCTATCCTCAGCTGAATAGTCTTTAAGAAATTCAAACTTACCAGTAGCCTCTAAGGCATCTTTAGAGTCTAATTTAAAAGATTTTTGTTGTTCTTTTATTGGTGTTTGATCATAATAAGATAACTTACCATCAGTATCGGGGGTTTTATCAGCGAATAAATTTTTAGCAAAATCAACAGTATCATCCCACAAAGAAGGCTCTTTAGTTGTTTTAGGAACTAAATATCCTCTTGAATCATATTTATATCCAGGTCTAGTAATAGGCGCTACCTTTGCTTGAGCAGCATCTTGTAATTTTGCAACAAATTCTGGTTGCGATTTATCTTCACCCCAAAGATTAGTTCGAGACGCCGATGAAGGTTTTACCGATTTGGATGCCGTACTTTTTACTGCTGCAGGCGCACCCTTTTTTGCAACAGGTTTTGGCTTTCCCGGCTCCTCAGCAATTTTATCTTCTTCTTTATTTATACCAAATTTATTAATATAAGCCTCCAGATCAAGTCCTTTTGCTTCTGCTTTACTAATTACTTCTTCTTCAGTAAATGTTGCTCCATTATAAGTATATATAGGCATATTTTATTATATTTTTAATTAAGGTAATTCAACTTTTTTTGCTGCTTTTTTCTTTGCGCTTCCACCTAAGAATGTAGCTAACACAGTAGGGTTTGTTATATTTTCAGAACCCGCAACAGGTAATCCATCACTTCCTATTACAGACCATTTGCCATCTAATTTAGTAAGCGTTCTTCCGCCTTTACCAATAACAGCTCCTTTTCCTGTGGTAATAAGATCTTTAACTTTTTGATCTAATGTTTTTTGACTAATTTGTGCAGCCGTTTCTTTTGCTCCCGCCGCTCCTTTTGCTTTGCTAGGTTTTGGGGTTGTATATGTAGTTGTAAATGTATCTTCACCTGGTTTAATTACATCTTGCGTTTTAGTAACTTGAGTTTGTATAAAATATTCTTTATAATCATCTATAAATTTCTTTTTACCAGCATCGTCTAAAGGCTGTCTAGGATCAAAATTAAAACCAGTACCTTTGTATAATCCTTTATCATCACTAATTATATCATTGTAAAAATCTATAGCAGAGGTTTGATCAGCAAGTAATCCTTCAGCCTGCGCTTGTAAAGTTGTATTTAAATTACCATCCCTACGAACCATATCTAAATCAACTTCTTGAACCATCTTAGTTATCTTCTTGCCTTCACTTTGCATTACAACAACTTCTTTTTGATCTGGTTTTAAAAACTCAGGATTAACTTGTCCATTAGGTATTGTTACTTCTTTGCCACCAACTTTAGATTGCGTAGTTCCAAATATACCAGTATTAGTAGTCTTTAAAGTATCAAATGCTTCTATTTGATTGGGTATTGTTTTTATTAACCCTTGTCCTTTAGATATTTTATCCAGTTGGGAGGCATCGAACTCATATAATAATCCTCCTTTGTCATCCGTAACCCTCCACATTAATTTTGATGGGTCATTATCTTTAAAAAATGGTTCTTTATTCCCGGGCACTCTCTGAGTTAATACATCTAATGCCGATGCAACTTTAGGATCATTCCAAGAAGACAATCCACCTTGAGCACTTATCCCTTTAACTAATGCATCTTTATATGTAGTGCCAGCTGCTGATAAATTAGCCAAACTACCAGTTACTCCGTCAACTGACGCTTGTATTTGCGCCAACCTTTTTACCGCTGTCTGCTTATCCGGCAATGTCCCATTCAATAAACCTGAACGTAAAGTAACAGATTCTTCTATTAATGGATTAAATGTTTTTGCCCAATCAATAGACTTATCTCCTTCCCCGGTTTTTGCTAAATCAGTATATAAAGAAAACGAATATTCTTGGGCTTTCATATCGTTAGCCTTCAATATTTTTTGATTTTCTTCTTTTTCTTTTTTTAACATTTGTTGCCTTGACGCATAAGACTCTGCTACTTTTGCAAATGATCCAGCTATAGTAGACTGTAGATTTTGCAAATGTTGAGCGGATTGGGTATCAATGTATGTTTCAGGATTTGTATATGCACTCATATATTATATTTATTATATTTCATCTTATTTTTTCCCCCATGCCGGTATATTGCCACTCCTGCCACTAAATGACCCCGCAGCAGATGCCCCTGTTCCACTGTTTGCCGCAGCAGATGGGCCTTTAGCACCCATATAAGAACTTGCCATAGAGGTAACGCCTCCAATCATACCGGTTAATGCACCCATATAGTTAGCATTAGCTTGTCCTTCTTGAGCAGCAGCACCGCCTAATTGACCAGCAACTCTTTCAATTTTTTGTTGCTCCCTATTTTCTGTAGCTCCAAACATAAATTGTTTACCAGCGGCCCCAGCTTGTTGCATTCTTTGGCCTTCAGATAACTGTATGCCTTGAATTCTTTGAGCTTCTGCCATTTGCATTTGCTCCATTTGTTGTTCCCCTTGAGCTCTTAATTTTTCATTAGAAGCCTCTTGTTGTTCAATATTAGCAGAAATACCTTGTTTAGATTTTAAAGCCGCTTGAGCTAAAGCAGTTGCTCCACCAGCGCTTGCTCCGGTTTCTTTTAATGTATCTAATGTATTTGCCAAAGACATATCTATTTGCTCAGCTTCAAATTTTGATGCTTGAGTAGCTACACCTAAGTTTGCATAAGGATTAGAAATCATGCCAGATAGGTTTGTTGCTAAACCACTAATATCCTTGAAGTCTGCATATGGGTTTATAACAGCTTGGCGACTATTCTCCAAACTATCTAATTGTTTTTGTAATCTTGCTTTTTCTCTCGCGGCTGCTCTTGCTGCTGATTTAGAAGCTCCCATTCCTATAATTCCACTAACTATACTTCCGGCTGCTCCAATACATCCGGCTACTACCATTGACATAGGCTATTCTTTTAAAAATTTATATTCTTCGTATTCTTTATATGAGGAGCATGTTAATATCTCCTCTAATTTATCTGTATCTGTTATATTTTCGGGATTAGGGTATACATTGACAAATATTACATCTGATACCGCGTGTAACACCCTTTTTGTCCCCTCTGGCGCATTAACGTAACAAGGGCCTATATAATACTCAGTTCCTTCATCTGTTGCAACCTCGAGTTCCCCAGATAACAAAAACCACGTGTGTGATATTTTGTATAATTTACCAATTACTAATCCTCCTTGTGGCATAAACATTTCACGTATGTATACTCCTTCTGAAAATGAATGCTTTAATGGAAACATATCGGAATTACCTTTAGCGATTCTAACATCGTCACTAGCAAGCATTGCGTTTTCTAATGTTTCAACCTTATTAATAAAGTCTTTGCTTATTATACGATGCTCCTTGTATACCTCTAGTTTATCCATTTAATTTAATATGAAGACATTACATAATTTGATGATACAGAATATAATTCTGCAGCGGTTGGCGTTAAAGGATTTACAAACACCATTTTAACTGTAGAGTAAAACCCTTTTATTCCATTCATTGAATTACCATAAATAACTTCACCATATGTTGGAGGGGTTATATTTATAATAGTACCAAAATATTTGTTTTCTTTTCTTTTGAAATTGTTTGTAAACAATTGATTTTCTATTTCCGCTAACGTCAATGCATTTGATGATTTAAAGATTTGGGTGGCTATATCAGAATTTGAATACAACTCTGTTAAGGCCCATCCCGAGGATCCTTCGTAATTCAATGTATTAAAGTTTTTAGACATTGAAACCTCAGGATTAAATATTAAAGTAACTGTTGCGTCATATGGTATTGGATTATCATAAAATTGGCAATAGTTTATACCGGTTGTAGCTGGATCAGCATAATGTTTCCATATATTACCTTGTTTAAAAGTATAAAAGTTATTTCTTAAACTTCCTGATAAATCCGGTTTAAATGAAAATCTACTTGTCCAACCTGTACAATCTTCATCAAATGACAATGTTTGATATTCCACTGTATTAGGCGGTTGCAATGATAAAACATATTGCTTGTTATACATATCCCATCCACCAACTACACTACCAGAACTACCAATTGATGATAAATTATCTCTAAAGTAATCTAACATTCCATATGCTGATATTTCAGTTATACCATCTTGGGATAATCTTAATACAGAACCTTGGTTTTTATCTACAAAATATTTTCTATACCCATAAACAGCAAAGCTTTCCGGATTAGTGCTTATACCATAATTACCAGCATACTGTTGAATTTGACCAATAACCATTGCGCCGGAAGTAGTCATCGCTTGACCCTCCGCTGAATAAATTGCATCTTTATCAATCAATGCTCTACTGACTTTAGCTTCTTGGAATATAATTAAGTTTGTGTCTTCAGCATATAATTTTTGTATTGATCCAACAGATGGATCTACACTTCTAGTTATATCTTCACCAACTGAAAATTGATTTGTATTGTTTACTCCAGTTCTAGAATTAAATACTCCGGAATATATTAAAGAACTTTTTCTATGCTGCTGATTAATATTATCTTCAACAATATAAGCTTTAACACCAAGATCTACGTTTGTATTATTGTATCCCCCGCGTATTCTAGCTTCTTCTATATACCAATCTGTTAATCCCGGTTCATATGCAGCAGGTATGTATGTAAAATCTTGTATTGGACCGAATGATAATTCTGTGGCATCATCAATTGTTACTGATTCACTTAATATAAATTCATGATCGTTAATTTTTTTATAAACTGTTGGGAATGGATTTGGCAACGGAGCGGGGACAACCCAAGAAACAGTTTGCCCTACCCCTATGTTTACATTATCCTCAGTCAAGACTATAGTTGTACCACTAGCCGCAACGTCTAAAATACCTTTAGTATTTTCTACCTCTACTATTGTATCGAGTTTCTTTAACCAAAAAGAGTTAAAGTATTTTAATTCTAATATTGCAGCCATATTTTATAATCACTTGTTTTATAATGTTTTTAGTTTAATTATAGTCTTTTACGGTGTGGATATATAATACATGTTGTAACTATAATTTTCAACAGGAACTATTAGTCCTGAATTTTCTGGGTTTTGTCCCTCCCAAGATGTTTGAACGTTTGGCATAGGTGCTATTTGATCTATAACTTCTCCGTACGCATTAAATTTAGCGCAATAATATGGATATTTACTGTATCTTAATGGTGTCATACCACCAAATGTAACATCGCCAGGGTTATAATCTTTAATAGTTTGGAAATTATAAAATCTATCTGCCACAGGCGGTATCCATTTTTGAGTAAACGCAGAATCTGTATACAGTCTTTTTATCTCTGTTCCTTCTACTGTGTTTGCATATAATACACCTATCGACGGAGGATCAGTTTGAAGCACTGTTTCAACCTTAATATTACCACCTGCTAAATCACCAGGCACGCTTCCACTATAAGGGAATAATAATTGTAAAGCAATTTTATTAGGATTGTTATCAATATTTATTCCAGCAACATATCCATTAAATGTAGAAATAGTTGAAGAAGTAAAAGTGTAAAACAGACCTGGCACAATTTGTTCATTAGCTGTGGTTAAAATAATTTTAACTGATTCGTCTAAAGGCAATATTGTACCAGAACTAACGTCGTTTATAAGCGAATTAAAATCTGTACCACGTATTGCGTCTTGTGTTGTATAAGGAACGGCAGAAGTTTCACCTGGAATTAAAGGGTTAATACTGTATTCCGCTATACCAGTATAAAAAGGGTAGGCGGTTGTTATTGGCGGTCTTGGTGGAGTAAACGGCAATGTTTGGTTGTAACTGTAATTCGCATCGTTGCCATATATTCTAAGCCATGGGTTTGCCAGATCAGCATTTGAGCGCTCCTGCATTAATTTAACCCCTACTGCATATTCATAAATGGCTGGGAAGATAGATTCGTCTGCTTCTACTGTAAAAGAAGTTGTTAATGTTTGTGGTTGACCAAAAATTATTCCACCACTACCATCATCTATAGTGGACACAACTAAGGGTCCTATTCTATATATAGGGGGTGTTATTCCATAGTTATTTTCATTAGCACTTAAAACCCATGGATTTGTTCCATCAAGCGTGTATATCCTTTTATATAAATATATTTCACCTTCTGCTTTAATTGTGGCAAACCCTAATCCACCGCAAATACTAGGGGCTCCTACTTGTAACTCTATGCTAAATCTATATTCACCTTTCTTTAATCCTAAAGGTATTGCTGATGGCTCGCTAGAAGCAGTTGCGTTTTTAACCTCTATATTATCAACAAATTGATATATTTTACCAGAAAAAGGAATTTCAGGCATATAATCGGAGTTTACTTCAGCATTAGGCCCTATATAAGCCATACCATAAACAGGAGGAGCTATAGTCGGACCACTACAAGGTATTGGGTTTGTTACAATATTACTTGCGTAATTAGGTCTTAACCAAAATGGAACCGGATCGTCTCCAACATTTATTGTAAATGTTTTTATATTGAATTTTGTACCAAAGTCTGTTCCTTCAACCGGCAATATTGCGCCTGTGCCAGTATTAACCGCGTCCTGTACTTTTATAACTAAATTATATATACCAAGCGATACGCTAGGGTTTCTTAATTCTAATTCACCTGAAATAGGATCTATATAAAAAGACGGTATAGGTGTATCACCCCCAACTATAGTCCACCACAATCCTGTTTTTACGCCTGTTGGAGGAATAGGCGGCGGGCCTAACGGGTCAAAATACGCTCCGTTTACAGCATCTAAAGTTACAATGCTTGTTGTATCTTGGGTTATATTATAAAGCGTCTCTGTAGTTGTTATCTCAGGCGCAATATTCCGTAGTCTGCCGTTAATAGTTAATTGGGTCGCCGTAGAAGGGTCATCTAAGTCTATTACATTAAACACAAAAGTATAACTTTCAGCGGTAGCTGCATTGTTATTAAATACAAATCTAGAAAGAATTTTTAATTTAAATTTATTAACCGGTCCAATAATTGTTTCAAGACCAAACTCAGCAGACCTGTCTAAACCAGGAGGCCCAGAGTTATCTTTTACAGATAATATAGTAACAGATGTGTTCGGCAAAGGAAATCCGGTTTGATCTAATACGTAGAATTCACTTGTTATATATTTTGAATTAGGATCCCCGTAATTAGCGGGGTCTAAATCTGTCCCTAAAGGATTTTGATCTTCATAATGACGATATACAAACTCTCCAAAACTAGAAGGGCCATCAAAACCAGTTAGTACATCTGCGTTTAAATCAGATATTAATCCTGTTGTAGCAGTTTCCCAAAATAATTCTAATAAACTCTGTTCTGGTCTTGTTTCATATACTCCTAAAAACGGTATCATATCAGCAGCAATTACTCCTATTTTATTAACGGTGGAAACTCTACCTATTAGAGGTTTCGTTTGTAATTGATAAAAATTTAAACCTGCTGTTCCGCTTAAATTATCTTCAGAACTGTCTAAAAAATTAAATTCATCCGCAGACGCAATAGATATTACAGTATCTGCTTTCCTAGTAGGAAAATATTGTCTATTTTCTGCTCTAGTAATTATAAAAGTTCTATAATCACCACTCCCCGGCTGAGGGGATGGAATTGGATTTTGTGCTGCTTGCAATACCCAGTTAGGTGAAGATATTGTTATAGTTCCTATAGTTCCTACAATTACATTAGACACTACCACTGTATCACCTAGCCATCTATAAAGGTTAGGCATTGTACCACCCGTAGTAGTTCCGGAAACTGTATTAGGAGCGGGCGTATTAGCCTCAACACATTGAATACCATCACCTGGCTTTATTAATGAAAAATCCCCTTGTCCAACGGTTGTGGTACTATATTCTATAGTTCTTACTTTTGCTGAATAAGCAGGCGGTAATCCTATTATTTCAATATTTGCTTCTGCGTTTTCAACACGCCCATATAATTGAACGCTACTTCTATATTGTTTTTGATCCGGCCCAACTTCAGATAAGTCTCTAGGCACTTTATTAATATTGTCATTAATCAATACAATATGAGATGTATTACCAGTTTCACTTACTGGAAATTGCGTGGTATTTATACCGTTTTCTAATGTTGAAGTTGCAGTAACTCCACTGCCTGAATATACGACTTGAGACCCTGAGGTTTGGCTTTTAGGATACCCGTTTAACATACCGGGCAAATATACATTATAGTAATCTTGCTCTTGTTGCTTTACAACTATTTTATATGAATACCAACCAATAGGATTGTATTCGTAAACAAATTTAATATCTTTTATGCCTCCTGCTTGAGACACATATTTATATATATCACCAACTCTACCACTTGTAGTTATTGTGTACTCATTAGGGTTTACTGTAGGTATTGGATTTGATAAAACTTTAACGTAATCTGTATAAAAGCCCCTCATTATATTACCATTGGCTGGGGGCGTATTTAATGTAGCCGTTGTATCTAAAGTATATTTATATATTGTATCGGTTATTGTTGACGCTGTAATTGCAAAACCAGAATTTGACGTTGCTATTGCATACAAACCTGGCGTACCACTTGGAATAGATCTTGCTTGATCTATCGGGGCGTTTAAATATAATATTAAGGCATCTCCAAACCAAGATCGTACATCTGTAAACAAAAGTGTATCTTCATAGCCTGAATATACTGTAGAACCTTTAGCAAAATTACCACCGCCAATATTTGTACTTGTTAAATCCACAGTTGATAATATAACCGGGGATTGTCTTCCAAATTTATCAGCCAATACAAATCCTACCTGATAATTTCTATTCTTTTTTAATGTATGATTTGGGTATTCTATAAAATTAGTTCCTACGGAAGATTTAGTTTGAACCGACATATTATAATTTATAGAAGATAAACAAGTATATTTATCAAAATAATTACCATAAATTATTCTATTCCCAGCGGACTCCTGCGCCTTTGCTCTAACGGGTACTTTATCATATACTCTTACCGTTTGGTCTTCTGGTAATGTTTTATATGGTTTTTGAGATTGATATGGTTGTATATAATAATTATTACTAGATATATTTATAGCAGAAATAGGTATTGTTTCAAAAACTTTAATAGCGGTAGAATCTGATTCTTTATATAAAATGTCAATCTCTTGTATTTTGTAACTATTAAGTATATTGTTTATTTTATCTGGAAATGGTATTATTAATTCAATATTGTTTATATTGTTTTCAAACCAATTTACAATAGTACTTCTATATGCATCGGTTTCGTCCCCCGCAATAAAATAGCCCTTTTGTTTTGGTATATAAGCTATTTGTGTAAATGGAGCCATTAATGAATACTCATTATCATCGTATTTAAAACGATAACTAAAGCGAACATATTTATCTTCTAAAAAGGCTGGATCACCAGGCCATGAAGGCACATCTGATTTGTCCGACATAGTTGATATTAAAAAGGTTAACTCTTCTCCATTTATTATAGTAGCCGTAGGTGCTTCGTATAATGTTATTGTAGTTGTAGACGCTATTGTATCAATAGTAACATCTGTAACTATTATATAGTCTGCTCCAGTTATGTTTTCTGATATTATTGTCATTCCTGGAACAATAGCAATTTCCCCCTCTAAAACTATAATAGGATTTAAACTAGCGTCATTTACTGTTGCAGTTATTTTTCTATATAATGTTATAGGATCTACCGGAGCATATTTTGCAACTGAAATTTGTTCTTCAGTCGTATAATATGTTGGTATTGTTAAATTATTAGGATTTGCTAAATTAACATTTATTTTTCTAGGTTGATTTCTATTATCAGTCCAAAATAATAATCCTTCAACTAAATTTACACCTGTTATTTTAAATTGTTTGTTTTTAGCAAAATTTAAAAATAAACCATCTACTAATGTTATATATGCTGAAGTATCGTCAAAATCATATACTACTATTTTCATTGTCCCCGATGTAGGGTATGTAATATTATTAGGGAATTGATCAATATAGTCCGTTAAGAATTGGAATATACGATTATTTTCATTATCCATAAAAGTACCGATACATTCCAAATCTGGATTAGTTTCCGATGTAATCTTAACATTCCCATATACGTTTTGTAATACCCCAATATTATTTGTTTCAGATTTACCTACTTCTATATTTAAGGCATCTCTATATTCACTATTAGGGATAAGTCTATCGTCTAAATCTTTATTCATTTTAGACGATAAAAAACTATTTTTTACTTCTGCCATTTAATTTTAGTGTTTAATCCATTTAGATTTTCCTCTCATAACCTGAGTGATTTCTTCTAACTTGATATTAGATAATCTTATTTTTGTATTCCGTAACATTGCGGAACGTTCACGCTTAAATCTTTGAACTATATATTCTTGCACATTACTTCTAGTAGAAAGTATACTATATAAAATATGTAAGTACATAGCCTCTTCTGCCATCTTAGGTATCTTAGTATCTAGATCATAAGCTAATCCGTCAGATATATATTCTAATATAATCAATGAGCCCACAAGATCACTGCTAAATGAAAACTTGTTTTCTCTTTCATTAATTGTAAAACTACCATTAGCATTTGCATATTGAGGATCCAATCCATATCGTTCTCCAAATCTGCCATAATTGTTTCCGTAAGAATAACCGCCATTTATACCTTGTATAAAATTAAGATTATTAACAATTATTCCATTGTTTTGTGTTTTCCAACGTTCATCAGTTAATGATGTGCCATCTATATTATCATCAAAGTTACTCTGAATTGGTATACCTAAATTATCCTGTATAGGTAATTGCGTAGGATTACTTGTTAATGTTGTTGGGTATATAATGTGTTTTACTCCGGAACTATCAACCCACGACATTTTAACATAGTTAACATAATCTTGTGGTATTGCTAAACTTAAGCTTGGCGGTATTGTTAATTCTTGAGACTTAACACTTTTTAATGTATCATAACTAAACTCTTGTAATCCTCTTTTTGCATGAAATATAACATCTGTTCTTTTAACATCTGCTATTAATTTACCAGATCCTACGTAAGCAACTAAAAAATTATTTATAATATCGTTTAAAGATATATAAGCATAACTGCCATAGTTTTCTTCTACGGTAAGGCCATATGCATCTTTATCGCCATACATCCCGCCATCTAAACTTTTTAATTGTACAACTATAACATCTCCTGGGTCTATATCATAAGGGAATGTTATTGTATTTTTATTTAAAGTATATGCGGTAATGTATTCAGTATATATTAAACCATCTACGCTAATATATAATTTAAAATTGTTTAGCGCATATTCAGGTGTCGATGGGTTCCATGCTAATGCATTACCTAAAATTAAATCGGTATCAAAAGTAAAAGTAAATGAGGCCGTAACTCCATCGGCTTGAAACCCTTGAGACCCTGCGTAATACTGTCTATTTGTTTCGGTGATTAAACCATTGTTTGGGAATGACATACTTTATTAGCTTTTTGAATTAATGGTTTCCGCTTGTACTTGTTGAGCAGCTATTTGTATAATTTGAGGATCTTTAATAACGATGCCCGAATATAAAAGTATCCTGGTTACTAAGTTTGTTTGCTCTATTGGGTGCAAATCAAACGGAACAGAGGAAGCGCTATCATATATATATTGCTGGTTTGTGCCTAGAACAAAATTCCATACTGGATTAGCCGGCTTTCTAACATAAGTACAAGAAATACCAGAAGTTATAGTTGTTGGGTATACTTTAATTATAAAATCTTTATAAGTATATACTGGCCAATAATAAGAAGGTTTGGTTATTGGAGATAGATTCAATTCTAATAATTCATTTGGTTGAACATATTGAATTTCTTTGTCATCATTATAAATGACTGTACCTAACTTATAAAAGTCAGTTACTGCTGGAATGTTAAATCCGCCTGTAGTAGGCAAACAAGTTCCATCTGTTTGGAAAATAGCAATTTTTTGTTGTAAATTTTTAACACGATCGCTATACTCTGTATCATTATCCGGTATACGGATTTGCTGATTTAGATTTTCAAAATATTCATTGAATATTTCTAGTTGAACTTGCGTTGCTGTTTTATTAAATTCATCAGGGGTTATATAACCTCGTTGTTCCTTATTGATAATTAATAAAACGGTTCTATAAACCGTATCTACATTTATTGCCATCTGTTATTTTTATTATAATATTAAGGCGGTAACCAAAGCCACCGCCTATATATTAATATTACGTATTATTCAAATTTTTTCGCTATTGATTGGTAGATCTCAACGCCTTCATCGGTCTTGAAGAATGCTGCCATAGCGGAATAAGGATTTTCATCAAATGGAACGGTCATTAATTTCTTGCCGTTACTTGCCCATTTAAAATCTCTTTGATCTTGTGATAGTTTGATAATATTTGCCTCGCATGCTTTAATCGCAAAATTACGAAGTTGTACATTTTCATCATTAGCCAGTTCTAAGAACAAACTAGGATTACTTCTGGCAAATAGTAACAAATCTCTTTTTATCTCCTTAGAAGTCATCTTAGACGCCTTAGATCCAACCTCAACACGTATAATCGCTTCAGCTTGATCTATATCCATACCCATTGCAGCTGTCATTGCTTCAACTTGTAATTCTAAAATATCCAATTCGTTTGTTGCTTTTTGAACAGCGCTAAACTCACGATATTTTTTATTTAACATTGGGTGATATAAAGATAATAATTTTTGTAAGTTTTGTTTCTCTTTTGGCACAAACAAAGTACCATTTTTAAACATAATATGACCTAATGTAGCTTCTCCTTTTTGTTCTTCAATAAATGGAGTATTCATATTAGTTGCATATCTTAATTCTTTTTGCTCTCCTGTTGTAGCGTCAAACCATAATAATGGAAATCTTGCTGAATGCCTTGAAGAGATTGTGTATGTTAATGGACTATGAGTACCGGTTAACAAATATGTTCTATCTTTTTGTTCCCATGCTTCCGCGATAGGGGCTTGTGTTTTTGACATAATATAATATAATTAATTGTTTTTAAAAAGTAAAAGTCGCCCTCGTAATTTAACAAGGGCGAAATTTACAATAAATATTTATACTGTTACCGAAGTAAACAATACAAAGTTGTTAGCTCCTTGAACACATAAACATCTTTCAGACAAGAAGTTTACCTCCATTGCATCAAGATCAGATGTGTAAGCACCTCCAACAGATCCAGTTACCCATGATTTCATTCTTCTATCGTCAGCTTGTGCAGCTCTATAACGAACATGTAAGAATGGTCTACGGATATTAGTTCCTAAGATTTGATCGTAAACTGTAGAAGTTCCAGCAGGAACCAAGATACCATCAATACCAGAATTTGCAACAGCTCCACGAGTAGACGCATCATTTAAGTATTTCCAGTCAGTTTTGTAGAAATCGTAAGAACCTCTACGGAATCCAGAGAAACCTAAGTTCAAAGCCATTTCTTCAGAGTTTTCAAACAAACCGTAAGCAACCCCACCCGCAGATCCAGCAGATAATTTAGCAAGCATATCATCAAAGTCTAAAGATGTTTGACGATTTAAGAATAACATGTTTTCTTCAATTGCTCCTTGAGTATCTAAGTTTTTAAGGATTGAATCAAAATCATTTAAACCTCCTGTAGCAGTAAAGTTATTCAATACATTACCTCTATCTTGAACAGCAGAGAATAAACCTTGAGTACCTTTTTTACCAGCAGTTGCAGCAGCAGAACCAGTTGCAGCTAATTCACCCTCAACAACAGACATTTCAAGATAATCTTCAAAACGTAATCTTGTTTCAGACTCAGCTTTCAAATACCAGTAGAATCCACCAGCACCATCTTCAGTTGCAATTTCTACCCATCCTACTTGTGCAGTGTCAGAACCATTAACAACATATTTGTTACGGATAATGATTGGAGAGTTAGAAAATTGAGTGAAAGAAGGTGTAATTGATTGGTAATCATCTCCAGCCAAAGTAGAACCTTTAGCATACTCAGAACCAAAAACGAAGATTTTAACTAAATCACCAGCAGTGAATGTTGGAGTCAAAGCAGCAGTAGTATAAGAAGCTACATCTACAGTCCCATTATCAGCAGTTGGTTTGTTAGTTACAATTGCTTTTAATTCAACACCTGTAGCAGGGTTCATAATAACGATTGTTTGGTTGATAGAAAGCACGTTAGCTACATAATCAGCAGGATTTGCCGGAGTAACGTCTACAGGAATACTAATGGTATTACCATCGATAATCTCAACATCATTGTAAGCAACGTGTAATCTATTTTGTTCTGACCAGATAACTTGATCAGAAGACATTGGCATTTCTGCTCCTACCATACGTAAGAATCCAGAAAGAGTTCTGTTTCCGTAACGCTCTACTTCAGCTTCGTAGATTTCAGGTAAGTATTGCTGCGCGAAAGATGAAAAATCAGGATTAGTTGGATCCGTGAAATTCAAATAATTTGTGTTTAAAGCTTGTTGCTTCTGAGAAGGAACTATACTTCCAAACGTAGGCGTAATTGCTGCCATAATTGTTTAAGTTTTAATTGTTAAATTTTTTAATTTTTAATTTTGTAGAATCTACGCCGTTAATTGCTTTTACTTTTAATCCATTAATAAATATCTCACCTGTTGACGTTTGTCTTGGGGTAGTTGTAGTATTATTAGATTTTGCAACAACCTCTTTAATCGCATCGGCTTTACCTTGTTCATAAAAATGACTTGCAATAGTATCTATATTCTCAGCGCCATACATAGCTTTGTGATATCCTTTCAAATCTGTAACTTCACCTTTATCGTTTAAGAACTTCTTAACCAGGTTTGTAATGTTTGATTGTTTATCTGCCACAACTTCTGCATTCTGTACGCCATATCTAAAATTCTTTTCTCCTATCTTGAAATCAAAACCTTTGAAGTCTTGAGAGAAAAAACCCTTAGTGTCGTCTTTAAACTTAGAGTGTTGTGTTTCCACGTATGTTTGTTCTTCATTGTATCGGTTAAAAAAGTCTGTAGCTTTTTGTTGTTCTTTGGTAACTCCAGGTCTCAACTTGATTTCCTCGTAATATTTACCTTTAAGATCTTCTAAAAAGTTTTTAGCTTTTGCAACTTCTTCTTTGAATGCGAGTTTCTTTTTTCTGATGTCTCGCTCATCATCTTCGTCTTCGTCATAACTAAATTCATCTTCCATTAAGAAATCAATCTCTTCGGCGTCTAAATGTGGTCTCGACTTTTTATAATATTCTTTTAATAATTTTTCACTACTAATAGAAGAATAATCGGCGTTTAATCTGACATAGTCTTCAACCGTTCCACCAGTCTCTTCCATAAAAGAAACTAATTTTTCAACGTTTTCTGGCAATGGTTTACCGGTTATTTCAGCCTTTTCAATAGCTTTGTTTGTTTCTTCAATCAATGTTTCAGCAGCAGTATTAACTTCTTCCTGAGTTATCTCTTGAATTACAGTAACTACTTCTTCTTGATTAACTTCATTGGCAACTTGGATGTTGACGGAGTTTCCTTCGCCCACTTCTTGCAATCCCACTTTGGGCTCTTGATTGACCAACACGCTTTCATTTGTGCTTTGCTCTTGAACGGCATCTATAATTGGTTTAGTTGTTAAATCTACTTTTGAAACTACATTAGGTTTATCTAACTTTTTCATAGGAGCTTTTTTCTTTTGAAGTTTAAACTCCCCTTCTTGTCTTACTTGTTCTGACATAATATAATAATATAAAATTGGTTAATAAAATTCTTTACATTCCGAACCCTGATAAATCATCATAAGAAGATTCAAAATCCTTAGGCATAGAATTATTTTTTCTTTGGTCTATTAATTCCGATTGTTGTGTTGCTTGTATTTTTGTTCTTTGATCTTTACGATCTTCTGCCTGTGTTTGTTTTTGCTGAGCAATACCTAACTGTACTTGGGCAAGTTGCATATCATACTCAAACTTCTGAGCCATCTTTTGTTTCTCAATCAATAACTCCTGTTGCATTCTTTGTATTTCAAATTGAGATTTTGATTGTAATATTTGAATCTCGGTTTGCGCTAACGCTTGTTGCTTTTGTACCTCTGCTAATGCAGCGGCTTCAGATGCTTGAGCGTTTGCTTGCGCTTGTGCTTGTATATTCGCTTGTTGATTTGCTTGTACTTGTTCTTGTTTTTTCTTTCTTTTATATTTTAAAGATTGATTAGCAAGTTTAAGATTTTTAATTTCTCTTAAATCAATAGCATCCTCTAGATCTATACTGCCTGTCTGTAAAGACATTTGTATGTTTTGTTCTAGCTGCGCTTTTTCTTCATCTTCTGGTTCCAACTCTAAGAAGATACCAAAGTCATGTAAGTTTAAGTTTACAATTTCTTTTAGTGTTTCCACATTAGATATAGATATACTTTCAATTAAAGATTGTCTTGTTAAAGGAAAGTTTAAAGAATCACTAATCCTTAAGGATACATTCTCACATACTCTTAATGTTAAGAATAGACTAGCGTCTTTAATATGACGAGTTGATGTATTTGAATTTGCGGCAGCCATTTTTTGTAATCCTACTAACGCGTCTCTATCTGGTGAACTACCATCTCTTGCTTCATTCAATCCGGTTACATCACGAATCATTTGTAAGTAATACTGGTAAGTAGATATTAAAGAACTTATCTTAGCGTTACCTGACGATGTTTGTAATTCTTGAATTGGCACTTTGCCCGGATTCATTCCGCCATCTTGCGATTGCGATCTACCAACAATACTACCAGTTTGAAAATACATATTTAAAGCTTCAGCAGCATTGTAATTTGTACCATTCCCTAAATCAACTTCCGCTAAGCCATCTACATCTACAAAAACTCCATCTGGCACCATTCTAGATAGTACTTGTTGTAGTTTTAAATGTGTTAACTGAATCATATCGGCAAATGTAGTAATTCTACTTACTAAAGATTCAATCTTACCTTTATACATTCTAGGTGCACAAATAGCATAATTCATTTCTACTTTAGTAGTATCAGCATAGGGCCTAGTCATATTCTCGGCTAATTTCCATTCTAGCATTTTTTCAAATCCTAAAATCTTTGCTCCTGAATATAATACCTCAATTGTTCTGGATACTCTTTCAAAGTTATCACTTGTTGGCGGATTAAAAGTATCAGGTTTCTCTAATGCTTTCTCTAATCCTTGCTCTGTTTGTTTAATCTTAAATACCTGGTTTGAATAAGTTTTATATTCAAAGTAAAGTACTTGTACTGTATTATCACTTTGGTCCTGTCCATAATAATTACGAGTGTAATTAACATCTCCAGGATATTTTTCTATTTCTTTTAAATCTGCATCAGATAAATGTGGAAATTGTTTTTTTAATTCTTCTAAACTAATAGACTTAACCTCCCCAACATAATAAATATCTTCAAAGTTTGGATCTTCTGTATAAGAATAAACTAATGTCGCGGGATCTACCCAGTCAATTGTAATACCATTTGCCGGGTTCCAATTTGTTTTTGCAGCTGCAATACCTAATACTGTTAAATCATAGTTTAGCCTTTTACTAACTAAATCATATTTATTAGTATCTAATATTTGATTAATTACTTCTTCTTCTGCGATTTCAATAGATTGTTTATAATCTAATTGCAAATGTATTTCAAGTTCTTCAGTAGTCTCTGGTAATTTGCTTGGATCAAGCGTATTATATAAGTTAGCTCCTAATTTTGATTGGATCTCATCCAATAACTCTTTAGCCATCATGTCTCTTAATATACCAGCGGCATAGTCTGTTTTTTGTTTTGTTGCTTCAGGATCTTGAGCATAAGCTTTAATCTCATAACTCTTATTACTTAATCCATTAACGACAATATCTACAAATTTAGGTATAATAGGAATAGGTTTCCAATCTAAATTAAGATATGATAAATCACCATTTATAGATAATTCATCTTTATATTTTTGTACAGGTTGCTCGCCCCTTGCGTAAAGTCTAAGTCTATGAAAGTTTTGCCAGTTAGATCCCCAACGGTTTCCAACTCCACCGCCAACGCGATCTCCTCTAAACCATTCGTTTTCAATAGCTCTGCCAACTAAAGCACCATATTCATAACTTTGTTTTTCTTCATCAGGTACCACCTGGCTAGGGAAAGAACTATTACTATTTGTATAAATCATCTATTATATTATTTTTGAACTATGACCATCATTATTATATCTTTTGAACCCTAAAGAAACCGCGTCTTTTTGAAAGGTACTTGTTGGGGTATACATATGCTTATTACATGCCATTATGGCCAATCCTGAACTAATAGAAGCATCATGTTTTGTTCTATCATTTATATTAAATCTGGCCCAGTCTTCTAATGTTTTTTGAAAATACATATCCCCATGAGAATCAGTATTATAACCTACAAAGTTTTCTATATAAGTTTCTATTGCCGCGGCATGCGCTTGTATAATATCTTGGCCCGAGTTTGGTATACCTCCAATTTCTTTTTCTGCTGGCGATAATTTATTCCAAATTTTATCAGGTCTATTCATTGAAAACCCTCTATAGCCTCTTCTTTTAAAATGATACAACAATCTTGCTTTGTTATTCTCTGCCAAAATTGGCATACCATAAAATACACAAGCCATTAATATTTCTTCAAAAAAGATTTCTGCTGTTTGAGGTCTAGCTATATATTCTAAAAAGAAATGGTTAGGCGGTACATCTTCCATAGAGAATTTTGTCAACCCATGTAATGCACCATTAGAACCTCTATTGTCTACAGTCCCAGATATATCATAACTATCGCATCCAAATGCGCCACAGTGTTCATTACCTGGATATTTGTATCCATCCTTTATTATTACGCGGTTTTGCAAATGCTTAGGAGGTACCCAAGATATTAGAAATCTACCATCTTTATTTGGATAAAAATCTACCTTAGAATCAAGTATACCATTTGACCATTGGAAACTACCTTTAGTTAGAACACCGGTATTTCTTAAATCATCATTATAATCAATCTGTTCGTATATCTTAGTAAGATTAAACAATGATTGTTTTGTTTCGTCTCTAAACGCATGTTGTTCTGTTCTTGGAAACTGTCTGTAGTATTCGTTTAATCCATCAGAATCTGATTTTAAACCATCTACTTCATTTTGCCAATGCTCAATAACTCCACAATCTATTTCATTCCCGTCAACTCCTTTGATTGGTTTTTCTGGCGTATCGAATACAGGTAGGCCATAAGTATCAATGAATCCCTCGAACGACCATTCCATAGGTATGAACAAACTATATAATCCTGAGCTAGTCTGTCCATTGCGGTTTCTTTTCTCAACATCTGAGTCATAATATAGTTTTTTATAATTAGATCCCCCTTTGTCTAATGCATTTGAGGTAGACCCCATCATACATTTACCAACAATCTTGCTACCTAATCTTAAACAAGTCTTAGTAACACGCCAGTTGTTAAGAATATTATCAGGTTTCAACCATTTAGCGGCCTCATCCTGAACTAATATTTTTAATTTTTCACCATCATAACTATTGTCTCCAGTATTCTTCCAGTCAATAGTCGTGTCTAATCCTGCTAATTCATCCGCAGATTCGCTGTTATCTAACTTTCTTCTTGTAAACTTTGAAGCAGGTACTCGATATGCAAGTTCTGTTTTAGGTCTATCCATACCATCTTGGATAGGTTTAAAAAAGAAAGGGTAGTTAAGTGAGATAGGCACAACCTTATCTGTAAACATTGTCTTAGCATCGGATCCAGTCTTTGATAATATACCAAATCTTGAATCGCTAGACATCGTAGCTATATTAACTAATTCAGCAGATGACATAAATGAAAATCCAGAACGTCTATTCTTTAAATAGCACATACCATAACACCTAGTATCCGCCTTGCAAGCTTCCCAAAATATAAAGAATAATCTATTAGATTCTCTAAAATCTGGCGCACCTACATCAATCTTACTCCATTGCAAGTACATGTAATGTGTACCTGTTATATATGTTGGAGAACCATTGCTATAAAATGAGAAACCCTCGTCCCTATATTTAAACTCATTGTCTATATAGTCGTAATACTTCTCTTTAAATGTATCAGGATATTTATTCCAATCAAATACATTCTTTATTTTTTCTAATTCTTTAGGAACCTCTAATTGCTTCCAGTATTGTTGTTCTCTTTTATCAGATTTTTTATATGAATTTTCTAATAATGGTAATGCTATTTTTAGATTTTGGATTTCAATAATTTCACCAATCTTTCCAGTCTTACTAATAACAACCACATCATGGTCTTTATTATACCCATACTTCCAATTGTTATAACGATTTGTTTTCTTTATGACACCAGGTTTTATATGATCTGGCAGCACTCTGTAAAGTGTTTGCTCGTACATTATCTAGATCTCCCTTCTGCAAATCCTTTGAATACTTTAGTATTAGGATCCTTTTCGCTCTCTTCTAACATTCTCTCCTCTTCTTCTATTCTATTAAGAATTTCAAAAGCATCAAAGATTGCTAGCTTTTTAGTTGCAGCGGCATTCTTTAATTTGTCTGCGCTCAAATCATCTTCTCCGTTATTTAATATTGCTTCTTCCGCGACTTTAATTAACTCAAGAACTGCTTTATGTCCCGCGGCCACAATACTCCTCTTCGTCTCCTTTATATCCATACTTAATAACAATATCATTAGATTTCATACAATATAATCTCTGGTTGTCTATAATGAATTCGTATTCTCCGAAAGGAGTATAACCCACTAAGTCCCCAGGATTGATTTTTAACTCTTTTAAAGAGTCATTACCATATTTTAATATACCAATAAGTTTACGCTCTTTATCAAGCTTTAAATGGTCTATATTTTTTAATGGTTTAACAAAACATCTATCTCCAAATGATCTCCAATGTGTATCTGTTTTATATAAGTAGATTTGATCCGCGCTACAAAAGTACAAATCCTCTTTGAAGTATGCTCTACTATTTTTTTGTTTACCTTTTATATCATAAAATCTTCTAAAAACATTATGATGTATAATTACGGTATCACCTACTTTTATATCTGTTTTATATGCTAATGGAATTGAAATCACTTCAGCTATATTGTTAACAGATTTGAAAGTTTCTATCTTAGTATTAAGAATTAATTCTTTACCTTCAACCTCAATACTATTTTCATATCTAGACCCCACAGGTTTAACTATGAAATCGAAGACACCTCTCACCTTAATACTCTAAATCGTATTCAACGGATATTGCCATGTTAGAATTAAACTTCTTCCATGGCATTACCTCATTGTCTTTTTTAATATATATATTATATGAACGATCTTCTTCTTCTAATAGTATATGTGAAATTTCGTGCCCGCCATAAACATTTTGCCCTACAGAATAATGCATTGCCTCATTCTTATAGTCTGCTCCAATACTTATCTTGCGAATAATTGAATTCATTATTCTACTACTTCTGAAGTTTCAATTTCAGTATAAGACCCATCCTCTAAATTAATATTGATTGGCCCATATTCTGTTTCTAATTCAGCTTTGAAATCCTCAACTAGTTTATTTAAATCTGCTAATTGATGTAATAGGGAATGCTTTTGCGATTCTAATACACCAATGTTTGTTAAGATTGCTGACAAATCTTTTTGTCCCGCTACGATTTTCTCTAATTGCTCCGCTGTAATTTGTTTTGTAATTTCCATTTTATTTAATTTAATTGTTTATTTATTTATTTTTTATTTATTTCCTGCTAATTTTAATCTATAATTTTGAGCAACTACATTTGCTTTTCTAGCATCTTTAGTAGAAGATTTTTCAGACTCATATTTTTTCTTTAATGCTTCTACTTCTTTATTTCCATGAGGATTAAACTTTGCTGAAGCAATTGTTTTTCCACCGCTAGTTGTAATAAAAGTATCTCCACTTGGTTGAGTAACTAATTTCTTTTCATACTCTTTTGCTTTAGTCATTCCTGATTGAATATCAGTTTCAGTACCGCCCATTAATCCAGTCCCTGGAGCTTTGCTTGCAAATTTTTCAGCAGCTGTTTGTTCTTTGTAAGTTGGCCCAACTGCTTCTTTCTTAGCTACTTGAGCTTTCATTTTAGCTGTTTTTGGTTCTTCTTGTCTTAAAGGGGAAGGAAGTCCATGACCTGTTTTTGCGTAGTTGCCTCTACCTGGAGATTGTTTAAATGCCATTTTGTTTTATTTTTTTTGTTAGTTATTTTATTTTTGTATATACTATTGTACCATTTATAGGCCCTTTAACGATGCATTGTAAGGTGTCTTTACCAATAAATGTATAGGAACTTTCAACTTCCCATTTATTCTCGTCTCTAATTGTTTTAACAACTAAAGTATCATTTACAATCTTCATAGAAATAAGTCTTAATATACCTCCATCTACAGTGCTAAACTGTACTAGTTGTAATCTATTCTGAGTATCTTTCCAAAACACGGTTTGTGAAGCGTGACGGTTAGGTTCCCAATATCCAATTAAATTATCTATACTAATTTTAGATTGAGCCGAAATTGTTAGACTTAATAAAGCAAACGCCGTAATCAAAAGTAATTTTTTCATAATTAAATAATATTAGATTTATATAATATTATTATTACGCGTGTTTATTGTTTTTTATATGCTTCCATTTCCCAAGGTAATTTTTTGTTGCCTTCTTCCATAGTTGCTCTAGAATACTTTTTACCTTTCCATGTAACATCATTATCGGTATAAGATAAATCACCTCTTCTCATTTGGTTTATATGTACCTTTTCATGAGATATAGTTTTACTTTTACGTAATTCTAATGGAGATATATTTTTGTTTATTAAAATGGTCCCATTTGATTGAGCCATGCCCAATATATTATCTTCCATGTCCATACTATAGATTGGAGTATTATCCATTCCATACGGAGGAGTAACCATTTTAAATGCCATTTAGCACTTCTTCATTTTAGCAGGAGTTACCGCTTTACTTTTTGCCGCTGTAGCAATAGACTTAACAGCGGTTTTAACAGCAGACTTAGCAGCGCCCATTGCACCACTAATTTGTTTTACCGGTGATTTAACCTTGCCATACTCTTTTTTCATTTCAGCTTTAGACTCAGTCTTTTCGTGTTTTGCTTTTGCTCCTTTAGAAGTATATTTTTCTCCTGTTTTCTTTTCTACAATTTTTTTAGTTGCCATATCTTTTTTTATTATTGTTTTGCTTTTACTCTTTGCATAATAGACCCTCCCTCACAGATTGGCTCATCAAACCTAAGTTTAATACCATTCTTACCAGAACTAGATCCTTTACCTTTAGGCAATCCTGTTGAATCAAAAGGACCGTCCCATATTGCGGTTGCTCCAACGCCACTCATAGCGGCTTCTCTATCAAGTGGATGAGATGGATGTTTTTTTGCGTTTATATTCATTGTTTATTATTTATGTATTATAAAAATTACTTGTTGGTACATTTGAATCAATGATAGGTTGAGGAATTGGCACAGGCCCATCCATAGTTCTATCATATGAATTTGCAACAGGATTTCCAAAAGCACTCATAATTGTATTTTGTGACTTAGGCGAAAATGCAACCGGTGCTCCAGAAGGTTTAATTCTAGGATTAATTGGCGATTGAGTCTGTACGGCATTCATATCCGTGGCAATTGGGTTTTGTAAATTTGTATTGTCTATCATCTTGTTTTATCTTTATTAACGTGATTAATTGCAACTTGTAATACTTTATCGGTATATGTTTTACCTCGCATTATAGTGTTTCTATGATTACTTGTTGGCACATCTTCATCACCAAGCATTATACGATACATTCTACTTATTAGTTGTTTACACTTAAATGAAACTTTATATATGTTATACTTTTGGGTTGTATGGTTTCTATTCCGCCATACTACTATCCACCCTTCTTTTAACAAATTGTTCCAGCGTTTATTGTCCCAACTATATGCATATGTACCAATCTTATAATCTTGCTTTGTGAAAAACTCCATGCAATCAAAGTATATTAATAACTCCAGATCTGCATCGGTTAAACCATTGTTTCTACAAGCCCATCTACGTATTAAACGATAATGTTTTAATAGCCCAAGATTTTTTACATCCCTTGCCTCTAGCTTTCTCATAAAACAATTACAACATCTTGCAATTTTATAACCTTGTAATCATTACCTTCAAAATCTATTCCATGACCTGCGCTTTTATCATAATAAATAATATCGCCAACATTTAATGATTTTATCTCTTCGCTTATAGAAACTATAATAGCTTCTTTATATCTTATATTCTCTTTATCTTTTTCTGCTAAAATTAGACCGCCCTCTGTTTTACTAAGACCTGTTTTCTTCACAGATATTATAATGTTGCTACCTATTGCTTTCATGATACGCGTAAGTTATTAATTACACAATCAGTTGATAATATTGTAACAGCTACAGACGATGCATTTCTTAATGCGGATTTGGTAACCAATAATGGGTCAATAATTCCCTCTTCAATCATGTTGACATATTCGCCCGTAATAACATTTAAACCATGTCCATCAGCACTGAGCTCTATTGCGTAACTAATACCGGCATTGTTTAATATTGTTTTATACGGGGCTTGAATGGCTTTTAACAAAACCTCTCCACCTATATCTGGTACGCCAAAGTTTTTTGACGCATCTAACAAAGCAATTCCGCCGCCCGGTACAATCCCCTCCTTAATAGCGGCTTTAGTTGCGCAAATTGCATCTTCAACTCTATCTGCTTTTTCTTTTAATTCTATATCTGAATTAGCACCTACTTTTACAATAGCTACCTTTGCAGATAGTCTAGCTAATCTTTTTTCTAATCTAATAACTTCACCAGGACTAAGTTTACCTTCTAGTTGTTCTTTAATTGAATCAATTAATACTTGAATTTCTTCAGTAACTCCACCAACCTGAATTATAGTTTCAAAATCGTCTGTAATACTTTTTAAGCAAGTGCCTAAGTGCTCTGGCTGGATTAAATCCATATCGTCACCTAAGTCTTCGTTTATAATTGTTGCACCAGTTAATAAAGCAAGATCTGCTAATGTATCCTTTTTATTAACACCATAAGTTGGCGCATTAATTACATTTACTTTTATATTACCTTTAACTTTGTTCATTGCTAAAGCAGATAAAACATTTGTTTCTATATCTGCAATAATCAATAAAGAACGGTTTGTTTTAATTACATATTCTAATACTGATTGTATTTGTCTAATACCTTCAACTGGAGACTCAATAATTAAAACTACAGGATTATCTAGCTCTGATGTTCTTTTACTAGGATTAGTTATAAAATTTGAATTAACTAAACCTTTATCATATTGAACGCCTTCAATAACTTCTATTTCTGTCTCTGCATTTGATGATGTTTCCATCATAACAATACCGGTCTCCCCAACGGATCTAAAAGCATCGGCAATAATTTTACCAAGCACTGGATCATTGTTTGTGGATATAGTCGCAATATTGTCAATCATATCTCCTGTAACCGGGACAGCGATAGACTCTAGATAGGCTATAACTGCCTCAGTCATTAATTCAATCCCATTCTTTAACTCTCTAGCGTTGGTTTTAGATTGTACTTTATAAGCCTCCTCTAAAATCGCGTGAGCTAATACTGTTGCAGTTGTAGTTCCATCCCCGGCTTCTTTAACTGTTTTGCGAGCTGCCTCTTTTAAAAGTCTTGCCCCCATATTTTCTACTGGATCTAACAAGATAATACTATCCGCTACGGTTACCCCATCTTTTGTAATAATTGGTCTACCTTGACTATCCTCTAACATTACACATTTACCACCAGCGCCTAAGGTTGAACTTACTGCTTTTGTTAATTTTGTAATGCCTTCAAAAACTTTGTTTTGAGCCTCTAACCCAAAACTAAGATTCTTTACTATTGCATCTGACATATTTGATTTTATTTAATTTGATATAGTATATATATTACTTATATTTTGTATTTTTTACTTTCCTTGCCCGCTATATGCTTTTTTATATAACTTAGAAGTTTTAAGTTTCGAAGTTTTAGATTTTGAATGAATTCCAGGTCTTGATACACTTTTTACAACACGTTGAATACTCGATGTTTGTTTCGCCATAATAAATATAAAATTAATATTAATATTAACCAATAAAATAAAAACCAATAGTTTGCTTTTTTGTCTATTACTTTTGTTTTATTAGTTGCTTGTTCTTTTACTTCTACCTTAGTAGTCGCCGCGGAGTCTATACGCCTTGTTTCTGACTCTTTCTTATTGTTTACGTATAAACTATTAGCTTTAATCTTTTTAATCTTTAAAATAACGTTTTTATAACTTTTGCCGTCAACGATAATTGTTTTACTTGAATCAATAGGAGTTATAACAATTTCACTACTATCAATTGTTGTAACTATGTTTGTAGAATCTGTTTTTTCTTTTGTTTCTACAGTTGTAACTATAACTTTTGTTTCGGCAATACTATCCTTTTTAATATCTGTTTTCGTAATGTTTGT